CTAGCGGCTGGGTAGGGTCCGGCTCGTCCTCGACGCCGAGGACGGTCTCGACGATGCCCTCGACCTTGCTCACTGGCAGGGCGCGGATATCCTCGAGTGTTTCGCCGGTGCCGTTACGGCGGGCGGCAATGTATGCGAGGGCGATTAGTAGGCCAGCTTTAGGGGTGCCAGGGCTACCCATTTCGTCCATTGGTAGTCCGCTAATTTTTTCAAATTGTTCGAGTTCGCCCATGGTCAGGCGGTCAAGCATTGCGGAGGTGTCCATTTTCTTATTTCATTCCGTTCTTTTTTAGTAGTTTCTCGATGCCCTCATCGAAGGCGCGGAATTGTGCGGCGCGGGTATCTCGGAGGGCTTGGTCGAGGAAATGCACCGCGCGGATACGCCGGCGCGGCCACCCGTAGTTAATTCCCGGAGCGTATGGCACGCGCGCCCCGCCGGCCCTCGATACAGCCTTAGTTTTGCCTCGGCCGGCTCTGAGAGAGCCTTTTAGCCGCCCGGTCTTTAATGGGACGAGTCCGGCGGCGCGGCGTACTACAATCATGCCGACAGAGTGCATTAGATCACGCATGTCCGTTGCGGCCGCGCCGGCCCGGTTCAAGTCCCTAATAGTCTCGTTTAGGCCGCTAATGCGGGCGTTTAAGCCAGCGTATTTGCCGCCCTTGTCTCGACTCATTTTTAGCCCAAAGGCGCGGCGGTACCGCCTGTGAGGGTCCAGTCCTCGACGGGTAGCTCGAGCTCAAAAGTCGCAGTCTCGTTAACCTCTGTAGACAAGGCCGGAGGCTTTTCAATCGTGCATTTACCGGTAACGTGCGGCTGGTCGTCGGTGGGCTTTTCATTACCGTGTACCGCGATCATAAACGGGACTGTTTCACCAACGTGATCGAACAGGAAGCGCCAAAGCGAGGCTTTAGCGGTCGACTGGATACCGGCGACTTTTAGCTGCATCGGGGTTCCGCCTACGTTGATGGACCCGAAGGTAGCGGAATCGTCTTTATCGACCGGTTCCAGGGTTACAGAGGACATGTCTGGCCAGTATTCGGTCTCGTTTAGTTTGAATCCTAGGCGCTTGCCGCGGATGCGGGGAGACTCTTTGAGTTTGGAAGCCATAATAGTTTGCCTTTCTTAGAGGGTGATCGTCGTGTGTATGATCGCGGCGGGCCAGGCCGGCCCGGCCCCAATCTGGAGAGTTTCTAGGGTTGTGGTCTCGGCCTCGAGGTCCATGTCGAGGTCTTCGAGAATCTCACCAAGGGCTAGGACGGCCCCGGCCGCGTCCTCGCTATTGGGTGATATGAGGGCGGGCTCGAACTTGTAAGATCGCCGTTCATAAGTGATCGGGGTTATCTCGGTTGGCGGGGCAATAAATAGGATTATTTGATCGGCTGCCAGGGCTGGGATCACCTCTGCCGGGTCTGTGATGATCGGGACGCCGGTCCCCTCGAGGGCCTCAGCGGCGGCCCCCGCCATTGCATCTATTGCGGTTTGTATCATGCTAGGCCCGCCCCTTTCAGCCACGGGGCAAGGATCGGGCGGGCCGGGGTTAGCGGGTCCAGGGCTGGCCTATAGTATGCTGGCGCGCTCTCGATCCCCTCGCCTAGGCCTGGCTGGGCCGATTGGGCACGCCGAGCCCAGAGATTACCGGCGACCTGCAAGATTGCCTGGTCTTTTACTTCTTCCGGTACGGAGGCGGTGCCGATGTGACGCTCGACGGTTCCGGTCGCGGCGGTAAGGCAGGAGACAACAAAAGCCTCGTCGGCTTTTGGCCCGGCCCGCAGGTATGCTCGTAGCTCGGTAGCGGTAACCATTTATTCGGCCTTGGTAAAGGTGATTGGTCGGATAGCGGCCGGGGCGGGCTCGAAATGAGCGGCGTACCCATAGACGGCGAAGTCCTTGGTAAGGTCCAAGACGTTCGTGTCCTGCAACCTTAGAGGCGCGCCGGGCGCTTCCTTGATCGCGATTGCTTCCTTGGCAAAGCCAGCAGCAGCATTACCCGCCCAGCCTGGCACGCGCACAACAGAAAGGTTAGCGAAGGTCGCGCTACCTGTAGCAACTGTTAGGGTGCCCTGTTGGCGATCCGGCGCGCCGGTAAACTGTAGCGCCTTTGGCGTGTATTCGAGCTTGGCAAGGGCAGCGTAGACCGCCGGCGAGACCGCGATCCCGTCTAGCGGGTAAGGGGTGTCGTCATAGGCGGCAAGTAATGCAAGGATCGTGTCGATCCATTCGTTCACGGTGCCAGCGGTGATCGAGCCGACAGCAAGGGCAGTGTTAGCTTTCACCCGTTCGGTAAAGACTGAGCGGGTTTTCGCTTCGATCTGCCTACCGTATTCGAGGGCCTGCAGGTAGAGGAGGTCATCCAGTAGGGAGACGCTCGAGCGGTCAATGGCCTGGAAGCTCATTTTACCGGCGCCGCCGTAAGTTAGGACCGGGGCGGACTTGACTTCATACTGGGCGGGCTTGCCAAGGGGCAGCGGGTCCCCCTCGTTGGCCTGTACCCCAACCTTGACAGTGCTCTCTCCTTTACGCTGAGCGTACTCGACCGTCATCCCCTCGGCGGGCAGGTCGGTTGTGTGGGTGAAAAGGTTGGTCACGGGCTGTTTTAGCTCGATGCGCCGCTCGAGATTGCCAAGCCAGGCAGGGCGGGCGACGGTATCGCCGATGACCGCGCCCTCATATGCGCGCTTGGCGAGCTCGGTCGCGCCAGGACGGGATTCCTTGCCAATTAGGGCGTGAGCATACTCACCAAGAGAGCGGAATACGAAGGGGATGCCCTCGGTCTCGTCTGGTCTGGTGGCTTCTCGCAGCTGGGCGAGGTCGCGGCTGAGGTCCTCGACCTGTTCCCTTAGCGGGTCGGTCACGGTGGTCAGGTCGGAGCGGGTCAGGGTCTGGGTCTCAGTTGGCATGGTTGGCCTTTCTCTAATTTCTGTAATCTGGGTGGTTTCGTATGCTGGGAACTCGACAACCGAATACTCTCGAGCTTTGACAGCCGTCCAGGTTATGAGGGTGGCCTCGTCCTGGACGGTTTCGGTGTGCTCGAGGCCGTCAAATCCTATGGACATGCGGGTTAAGACACCGTCAGTTATGAGGGTTGCGATATCCCGCCCGCGCGCGGTATCGCTAATCTCAGCAGTAATGACGCGGCCGGCGTCCGTGTCCTCGGCTTTGATAATTCGGCCGATCGGCTCGGTATGCCCATAGCGCAGTATCGCGCCGGTGTCATCGATAGAGCCGGGCGCGAACTTCTCTTTGAGGCCGTCCCAAAGAGTCGTCTCGGTATCGTACGGGACAGCAAGCGCGGTAATGGTCCGTCCTTCGGCCCCGCCGGTGTTATCGGCGGTAAGGTCAGCCAGAGCGCGGGTCTGTAGTCCCTCTAGCGGGCTAGTGTTCTGCATTGGTTTGATCTTCCTCGAGTGGGTTTAAGCCCTCGATCTTTCGGACTTCGTTAGGCGTTAGGAAGCCGTTTCTAAGGGCGATCTCGTGGGCTTGATAGCGCGTTAGGGTATCGGGGCGTAGGAAGGCCTCGAAGTTGAATCGGATGGTTTGCCCATTCGGGGCGAGGGCGGTGAGGGCTTCCTCGATCTTCCGCGTGTAAGTCATTAGGGTGAAGCGGATAAAGCTCAACCATTCTTGTTCGAGGTTGGAATAGGTCTTGCTTCCGCCCTCGACAGCGGCGAGCATGAGCGAGGCAGGTATACCGAAAAGTCGGCTAATGTCGACCGCGCTCATCTTCCTGCCTTCGATCCATTGGGCATCGCGGGGGTTGATGAAAAGGGGCGTGTAATGCATTCCCTTGGACAGGACTCGCACACGGGCGGGGTTGTCCTCGACCGGCAAGGGCACCCCGTCGGCGTCCCGGTAGTTCCACGCGTTGCGCATGGCTTTTAGCTGGTCTTGGGTTGCGTCCTGGTCGGTAGTCAAGATTCCGGCTGGCTGGCCACTATCGCGGAAATACTTAGCGGCATAGTCGCGCATGTCCAAAGCGCCGGCGAGCTCGACGCGGGCGGCCTGGATCGGGCCGAGACCAAAGAGAGAGCCGGGCAGGGGCATTAGCGCTAGGTGCTGGATACGGTCCGCGCCGTAGGTCCGGCCCCGATACGAAACTGTTTTTGCCCCGGTTTTTGGGTCTACAATCGGGGTGGCTTCGGCGGGGTTGAGGGCCTCGAGTAGCATGTCCCGGCCTTGTCCGGTTGCCATAATGTAGGCATTTCCCCCGGATGCTAGGGACAGGGCAAGGGCCTCGAGGAAGTCGGAGCGGGATTGATGTAGGTTCGGGCGGCGAACGTACGGGGGAACTCCCTCGGTGACGGTAGTGCCGGATCGCTCGACTTGTAGGGGTAGCTGGGCGACGGAGGTCGCGATGATCTGGATCGCGCGATAGACACCAGACAGGCCACATGCCGCCGATACCGAAAGCGAGGCGTTTTCGGAGCGTCTTAGGGCCGGAGGGATGCTTATCCCAGCCCCGCCGGCAGCTTGTCGGGTTGCGGTTGGGCCTTTCAGCCATTGGCTAATCGCGCGGGTAATGCTCATAGCCCAGAGGCTAGGCCGCCGGGCGCGCGTTTGGCCAGGCTGGGCAACCGTTACAGGCCTTTACGGGCCTTTACGATCCGCCTAGGCTACGATCAGCGGGGTTACCTCGGCGACTTGGTGCGTATGGGCATATATGCCTATCGAGAGAGCGATTAGGGAGGGTATCGGAGCGGTCGACCGGTCGCGGTCGAATAGATCAACTCCGTTGCGGCGGCGTATTTGGGCGTTAGCGATAGCGATCCGAAAAGCTTTTGATCCGTCTTGGATTAGCTTTGCCTCGTCACGGGCGGCAGTTAGGAGAGTCTGATCGGCAAGGGCACGCTCGGAAAAGCTAAGCGCCTTAACGGGTAATTGGTCGGCGAGTGCGTCAACAAGGCGGGCGGCGGGGCCTTTCGAGTCAGCGGCAAAGACTTTTACCCCGCGCGCGGTAAGGTCCTCGAGGTAGTCTTTTACCCACCCGGTACCGGGGGCTTGGTGCAATAGCTTGCCGACGGGCCGGCCGGTCGGGGTGGTCCATGAGGCAACTACCGCTGCGCACTCATTACCGGCGGCGAGATCAAACCCTACTGTCACGTCCTCCAGGGCCGGCGGGGCCAGCTTGGGAAAGTCCTCGGCGAGTAGGTCCCAATCCTCCAAAGGCATGAGGGTCGCAGCAACCTCAGTAAGCCGGTTACAGTATGCTCTAAGCCATTCCCCTCTCGGTAGGTCGATTTCATCGCGGAGGGCTTCCTCGGTAATCGTGTTACCTAAAGCGGGGTGAAAGGACCACCAGACGGCCGGATCGTATGGGTCGGCGCCCTCGGCCATTTCCCAGCTAAAATAAGCCAGGCGCGGGGTTTCACCTTTCAAAGACGCGCCAACCATACCGTTCATGAACGTTGATGCGGCCGTCCCTTTGGTCGAGGTGTACCACCGCTGCGCTTGGCCGTGTAGGGTGATCTGCGCGGGTCTGATCCCGCCCATAATCGCCCGGCCCTGATCGGCGGTAAAGTTCCAGATCTCATCGAGATCAACGTACGGGGTGGTTTCACCGTGGACGGCTTCCTCGTTCGGGGTGAACTGGGCCAGGTCAGCGCCGTTACAGGTAAGGGTTAGGCCGGCGTCGCCTTTACCCCGCCGAGGGTGAAAAAGAGGCCCAATTATAGAGTGATCTACCGCGTCGACCATGTCTAACATGCGCTTTGAGGCGTGTTTTTGGGTCTGGGCGGTGCAGAAAAGATGAGTAGCCGGGTTTATTACCATCCGGTACACGCGCAACGGTCTAAGTAGGGTTGTTTTACCGGATTGGCGCGGGGTCGATACAAGCACATCGTTGTAATGGTAGACTCGCCGCCCTCTCGAGTCACGGCGGTATTCTGTTCCGATAGCCCATATGTGCCGTTGGTAGGGCATGGGTTCAAAGCCGAGGGCACGGGCAACGCGGGTTATAGAGGGTTCCTCGGTGTAATAAGAGTAGTCGCGGCGGGGCGCGTGAGCTGGGGCGGGGAAATGCGTAAAAGTCCGAAGTGTAGTAGCCATGAGCGAGCCTAATCAGTTGGTGCCACGTCGAAGGGGCCGGGTTCGTCCGTGTCAGCGGCGAAAAGCTCGGTAAGCCGATCAATCACACTTACTTCCTCGCTTTTTGGCTCTGGAAGGCGGGCCGATACCTCGTTCAAAGCTTTTATGAGGTTGGCTTGCCCGCTTGCGGCGTCTGTTGGTTTGATCCGGTCTACCGCGCGGGCTGATCTGAGGACCAGAGTTTTTAGGCCGGCCTGGGCCGCGTTCATTACCCCGGTTTTTTCTAGGTATTCGATCTGGGTTTTAAATGATTGCTCGACATCGCCGATAATCTCATTTTTTTCTGGGGTTTTTACGCTAAATAATGCCAATTCATCCATACTGGGCGGGCCTTCTTTCGGATGGGTTTCAGGCCGGTTTTAATAGTGGGTTTGGGGAGGGAAGTCCGGCAGGGGCGAGGTGGAGCCGCCCCAGCCTCGAGCGAAAAAACACGCCCGCGCGGCCAGCCGTAACATCGCGGTCTCATGTGAAGTATCCAAGCCCAGACTCGATTAGGCCCCCCGGCCCCGCGTATCCGCGATTACCGACCGAGCTATTACAGCGCCGATGGGCCGGCCGGCAAGACTCGAGGGTCGTCAGCCCGCCTTTAGACCTCGGTGTTAGATGTTCGACGGACTCATCGCCCGGCCTGATCGGTAGACCACAGATGCAGCAGCGCCAGCCATACAGCCGGAGCAACTCGAGAGTGAACGCGCGGCGCGCTTTACCAGACCGAGTGAGCCAGTCCTCGCCGCACCTCATGATATTACCCCAGTAGCGGGCAGTGTACCGCCCCGGCGCCGCTCGGTAATATACCTGGCCACATCCGCCGGGACGTACCGTACTGACCTACCCACCTTGACAAAGGCGGGGCCGGTACCCCGCTTCCTCATATGCGAGAGCTGGCAAGGTGACACGGCTAGCACCTCGGCGGCCTCGGCCGGGGTCCAAAGGCGATTATCATTAATCGGTCTCATAGCCCTGGATATCCATCCGATAAGTCGCTACACCAATACGAAGGATGTCCCGCGCCGATGCGAGAGCGTTAGAAAAGCTAATCTGCTGGCAACTCATCGAATACGGCGAGCCGCCCGCTATCCGGTGCATACCGTCAGTCAATAGATCAATAGCCATCTTAGCCGCTTCGATTTCTTCGACTTCTCTCATGCGCGCTTCCTCCTTGCCATTGCAAGAGCGAGGGCAGGCCCGGCGTATCCCTGCTTCTCGAGCTGTGCGACATCCGGGTCAGCAGAAGTACCCATAAGAGCCGGCTCGGCCGCTGCAGCCGGGTTTAGTGCCCCGCCTGCTGCTTTGTTGCGCTGCGCGTCCCACTCGGCAAACAGATTAGGCGGTAAGTGGTTTAGCTTGCATTGCGGACACCGATCAGGGCGGGCAAAGCCGTGGGAGCAATGCACGCCCGCTAATCGATCTGGCGAGATACTCGGAATAGCTGGCATTTCTTTACCTTTCTTAGGTGAGATACTTCGGCGGTGAGTTGAGTGGGTACACTCACCACCCTTTAAGGTGTGAGGGTCTTTACCTAGTTCTTCTTGGTCTGAGCTGGGTAAACGCTTGCCGCGATTTCTGAAACACAGTTTGTACAGATTGGCCAAGCGCTTTGAGGTCTCGAGGCGGTGCCGGCGAGTGTTCTCGTCATTGATCGGGCGGGCAAGATTAATCAGGGCAGCAAGGGCGCGTTTAGAGACACGGAATGTGCCAGCAGTGGGCTTGCCATCAATAACACCGCCCCGGTTCCAGGTAATGACACCGAGGCCCTCGAGTACCCAAAGACAACGCCGTGTCCAGTCCTTTGAAAGGCCGGTACGGACGCTAATCTGATACGCTGTACCCCGTCCGCTCAAACTCGGCGTTTTGTAAAGATGGTCCACTAGAGCGCGCAGTGTTGAACGCACCCCTTGCCATCGGCGACCGGTCAGAGGGCCCCAACCGGCATGTGAGAGCATCCCTATAAGCATCGGGCCGGGCATCCCAGCGGTAGCGGGCCTCATGCGCCCATCTCGATTGAGTCAAGGATGAATAGACCGAGCGCCGCCCAAAGGCAAGCAATCGAGGACAACAGGAAGATAGCTACTCCATAAGACCGGGTAATCGGATCAGCTCCATATAGGCCAAACCAAACGCCTAGCACGCCCCCGATAATGAAAAGGACGGTCAGCAGCAGCAGGCCCCAAATCAGGACGCGACGAACTTTAATAGCCCTCATCACTCGACTCCTTCTCGAGAGTGCGGCTAATAAGCTTCTCGACTAACAGGGCCCGTGTCTCTAGATCCCTAAGGGCATATTCGACACCTACCGGTAAATCCCTACCCATGTAAGCCACGCCAAGGACCGGCAAAACCTCGCCTAGGGCATCGGCAGCATCATGCAAAGACCTAAAACGATCCGGGTTACTCATCATCACGCCCCCTAATCGGGTGAGGCGACTCAGCCGTAACACCAGCAAGAAAACGGGGTGTTATGACCAACTGAATGCCTAGGCCAGCCAGGGCCTCGAGATCAGCGACGCTAAACGCCGTAAGCCCGTTGAGGCGCCGATTAAAGGAAGGTTGCGACATACCTAAACGGGAAGCTAAGACCGACTGCGAAATCCCTTCGGCGGCCATATACTCGCGCACTCGATCGCACACGTTCGTTTGAGTAGTGTTCATATTGCGTATGCTATGCATTTTTCGCACAACTTACAAGCATGTAATTATCAATTATGCAATAAGATGCTCCACACCTTGCTAGACTATGCGCTAATCGAATAAGGTAACAGCATGAGCACTACACTATTGGCGAGACCGACCTCGGCAGGCGATATCACTACCCTTAATATCAAGCTGCTTTTAACGCGGGCAGGATGGACCGGATCAGATTTAGCAAGGGCGTTAAGGATCAATCAGACTCAAATCTCTAACCGAATGACCGGGAAGACAGAGTGGAAGATCAGCGACCTTGAGTCGATCGCAACACTATTCAACACAACCCCTTGGGCACTCATGACGCCTGCGCCCGGTGACGAGTGGCGCCCCCGACAGGACTCGAACCTGCAACCTCGGGATTAGAAGGCCCTTGCTCTATCCATTGAGCTACGGAGGCAACGCCCCCACTTTAGCGGCTTTGCCACAGAAATTACTACTCTGACTACCCCTACCCGGCGGGATAGGGATGTTATTTGGGGCACTACCGCCCTTCCACCCGGTCCCGCAGTTACAACCAGTGAGCAAAACGTAACCGAAAAGATCTAGTGTTAGATGT